CTCACTACCAATGTTGTCGAAGTTCGCTAGGGTATTCTCATCCATGCTTTTCCTCCGGTGGGTTTTTGCCGCTCTTTGAATAGTCTGGGCGATCCAGTAGTTCCCTCATGTGGCCCTTGGCGATCATCCACATCCACCGACGCCTACACGCCCACAGGTGATCGCGCTTTTTCCAAGGCCAGACGATCTTCTTACAATGGGGGCACCGCTTGGGAAGAAAAAACATCAGCTACTCCTCGTATAGTGGGCCTGGGTCGTACTTGTCACGCAACGCCTTCCTTCGCTTTGCGTCCTCTGCTAACTGTCGTTCCCACTGTTTTTCGTGTGCCTTGCATATCGGAAAGATCATCTTCTTGATTTGCTTCGGTGAAACCCACGCCGAACACTGGTCGCCTTTCTTGCGAACAGCTATGCGAACAGAGGGATGCTCTCTTGCTTTCTTTATCGTTGTCTCGACGGTGCCTATACACCGCCTGTAACCGTCTGCCCTTTTTCCGGTAAAGAACTGTCTGTCGCCATGAACTGGGTTGGCCATCGCTACTTGCTCCTCCGCTTACGAGCCGCCTTCATGCAGAACTCCGCTGTAGCAAACATGAGTATGCAGACGTAGAAGAACACACCGACCGTCACGATAAACTCAACGTCTTGTCCGTACATGGTTATCTCCTAGTGACCAATGCGAATAAACAATAACCAATTGGCACAAACTACGCAACTTTGCCCCAAAAGCGGTTGCATTGGTTAGTCTGTCCTACTAGGTTTAGCGCCCCTCTATAAAAGCAAAGGGCCTGGTGGCGAGTGTGGTTGCGCGTCAGTTGGCTTAAACGTCCATGCATGATCCCAACGAGAGTTGGGGGTGCCTTTGCTATTTTTTCCCACAACGGAGGCAACTTATATGGCAGGGCCGCATGACAACGATTGGGCCATACGCCACTTGAGGGCCGCGATTGATAGGGATGGTCGCGGTGTTAAACGCTTCAGTGCCCAGGTACTTGTTAGGCCGCATTCTACCATCTACCGGTGGTTGAACGGATCAAGGCCGATTCCAAAGTGCGTCAAGACCTGGCTCATTGGCGACTTTCGCATTCTCGCCGAACCAATAGGAACCCCCAACACAGAAGGAGAGGCAAAGCATGAGTAGCCCAAAGAACCCTACCCACGCCGACATCTGGAATAAAATGTCTACTATAGATGTTTCCCAATTCGTTAAGAGTCGAGGCATCGGCAACCGTACACTGAGTTGGATACCGTGGTCGGATTGCCTAGCAATTCTACAGTCACATTATCCCGACTTTGAGTACGAGTTTTACCCTGTCACGATCTACCCCGACGGATCAGCAGAAGTCGGATGCGAGCTTCGTATAGGAGAGGTGTCGCGTGTAGTTTTTCTGCCGGTCATGGATCACCGCTTTGACGCTATCGTCGCCGGTCCAGACAGTAGTCCTTCTAGCCGCGACATCAACGATGCACGGTGGCGAGCTTTCACGAAGGTGGTTGCCATAGTCACCGGCCTGGGCTTTCAGCTTTATCGTGACGGCTCCGGTGTACCAGTGCCGGTTGAGACAAAGAAGGTCAAGAAGGCTACTGCCGCCCAGAAGAAGAAGAAGGCGGTAGATGAGGAGAAACACCTAGCAAAGCGTTTAGAGGTGTTAAGCGCGATCCTAGAGGCGTGTGAGCATCACGGAGGCGTAGATGCGAAGGTCATCGCGTTGGGCGACAATCTACTCAAGCAAGGTGGCCCGATAGATCGTGTCGAAAAGGCAATCGCCCATCTGGAAAAAGAGATTGATCGTGTCTGACTACAATTCGGAAATCAAAACAGATGTATGGAAGAAATGGCTCGCCGTTAAAGATGAGGGCCAGTTCGGCACTGAGCCGCGCAAGCTCTCACGGACTCACGACCCACAAACCTCACACCAGGCGGCGCATTCGATTGATACGACCAGACTTGAGGAGCTTGTCTATGAGACAATTCGTGAGGCAGGGCCGCGAGGCGCTATCAGCGACGAGGTGCGTAACGCACTAGCGCACAGGGATTTATCCTACTCCTCAGTAACAGCCCGATATGCCGCCTTAAAGGAAAAGGGCTTGGTGGAACTATCTGGCAACAAGCGGCCAGGGAAGTCCGGTCGAGGCCAGAATGTGATGGTAGCAACATGGTGGAAAAAGCAGCAACTAAGTTTGAATATCTGACAACTCACTCTCACAAGATTAGGACAGATTATGCCAGAAGAAAAAGAGTTCCCGAATGGCCTTTATGCACACCGCCCCAGACCCACAGCCCCTTCGTTCGTTAAGGGCACGGTCTCAATTCAGGTCGAGACATTCTTGGAGTATCTAAGCAAGAAGGCAGAAGGCGGCGGCGAGTGGCTGCGAATTGATATTAAAGAGAGCTTTAAGGAAGACGAGGATGGTAATTTGAAGTGGTACGCACAAGTCAATAATTATAAGCCAAACGGACAACAAGCAACACAGGAGGAAACTGATGCCGACCCCTTCTGAGTTGGAAAAAACCGTCAAGGATCTCCAGTGGAAGCTCAGTGCTGAAATCGGAGAAACCCAAGACGAGATAAGGCGAGCGAACAAGCGCCTGGGCCGTGTTCCCCCTGCCTTGCTACAGAATGGGAGCAAGGCCGCGCTTGCCAGTGCCAAGACAGCCTTAGACAAAGCGAACGATTCCCTCTTGGTCTGCTTACAGAAGCTCCAAGAGCAGTACCCAACCCCAGAAGATGGCGGTTAAGGGCGAAGCCAAGGTCTCTCTCGAAATCCGAAAGTTTCTCAAGCTCATTGGGTGTGCTGTCTACAGCACTGAGCAGGGGTACAGACACGACAAGGGAGGGACTAGGCAGACCCCAGGAATCCCAGACCTATTGGTGTTCAATACCACTGGGTCAGCGGTCCCTTTCTTCTTTATTGAAGTTAAGGGACCAAGGGGTAAGTTGCGCGAGTCACAGATTCTTTTCCAGAGCGAGTGCGAGCGCACCGATATGCCATACTTGGTGGCACATGATGTCAGGGATGTTTTTGATTTTCTTGAATCCCACGGAGACATCGAAAGCGCATGAGTGGTTTCATCCTGCTGTCACGCGAATTACTTGACAACGACTTGTGGCGTATGAACTCGGATTTGGTTCGACTGTTTCTGTACTTGCTGCTCAAGGCAAACTACGGAAAAAAGGAATACACCTACTCAAGAGGGTCGGTGGAAATCACAGTCAGGAAGGGTGAGTTCTTGCGCTCGCTAAGAAAGATCAGTGAGGACTGTTCCTACACAGGTAATAACAAACTGATCTCATGGTCTCCCAGTAGAATCTCAGGAATGCTCAAGACGCTTGAGGGGGATGGACGCATAGAAATCCTCTCAAATTCATCTGCACTTGGAACACACTTGAGTATAGTGAACTATGAGGAATACCAAGACTTTTCCACCTATCGCAAGAAGGGGCCTAGAACAGACCCAGAACAGATCCAGAACAAAAGTAAAGCAGTTAAAGCAAGTAAACCTATTAGTAAACACGCAAATGTATTATGGGAGATATGGTTGGAGGAATTATCACCCAAACCTCCGCACCCCAGACTTACAGATAAACGCAAGGCAGTCCTGTCGGATTTATATAGTGAACAGCTATCCGCTAATGGGGCCGATCCATTGGTTTTATTCAGAAGCGTGTTGAAGGCGGTGAAGGGTAGCTCCCACCACATGGGCACCAGAGCCTATCAGCTACCTGAGAGCCTTTTTCGTAACGAAGAAAGAAGGGAGAGTTGGACACACCGCGCCCTGGCAAAAGCCAAGGCCACCCCACGAACCCCGACGGTAAGTCGGAATTGGAGTGTAGATAAATGACCGCGACCGCGACAACACCTGACAGCGGATTATTATTTAATCAAAGCGCAGAGGACTACCACGCTACGCCTGGGGCGTCGGCGTCACGCCTGAGTAAGCTCGCCAGATCACCGGCCCACCTAAAGCATTCTCTTGATTTTCCCGACGAACCGACCAAGGCAATGATTATCGGGAGTGCCACGCACAGTGCTATTCTGGAACCCCACCTGTTTACTCAGGAATGGGCACGGCTGCCGGATGGACATGGCTCCTCCAAGATCGTGAAGGAAGCCAAGGCTGAGTTAGCTGAAAAATTTGAACCCAACAACATTCTCAAGGGTTCCGACTACGATACAATCATCGCCATGCGTGACAGCGTTCTAGACAACAACCTCGCCTGTGACCTTCTATTCGCCTCAGAACACAACGAGCTATACGACACCGTTGTAGCGAGGACGGAGGTTAGTGCGCGGTGGGTGGACGAGAAAAGTTGGGTTCCCTGCAAGGCCAGAATCGACGCTGTTCCATGCACGGAATCAATCTGGTCCGATTGCATTATAGACATCAAGACTACTGCGAATTGCAGCCCGGAAGAATTTCGTCGCAGTTGCTTTAATTTTGGCTACTACCGACAGGCCGCACACTACCTATCTTCTCTCAACCACTTGTCAGAAGAAGGTGAGTTGGGCAGTAGGGATCGCTTTATCTTCATCTGCGTAGAAAAATCCCCTCCCCACTGCGTAGCCACCTATGAGCTAGACCCCGACGCACTCGCCTTGGGACGCCAGGAGTTAGACGGCCTCCTAGCCTTGTGGTCTGAGTGCGAGGAGGCACAAGAGTGGCCCTCCTATCCGGTCGAGGTTCAGGAGCTATCTCTGCCAGGGTGGGCCTACACACGATGAAGAATATATTCTCAGAAGATTACCGGTACATCTGGGGTGAAGGACAACT